AAAGAAACAGGACTTCTATCCGTTACCGGGTTTCCCCATAACGGAAAAATTTACTACGATCGAATCGATCCGCGAGTACCTATATGGAGAAAAGATTTGCTGCTTGATCTGCGGGCGAACGTACAAAGGATTGCTGGGGCATATCCCGGCGCACAAAATTAGTGTTGATGAATATAAAGAACGATTCGGTCTTTTGTACCGAATAGGTCTGATAAGTGCAGGAACGAAGATTAAAAATAAAAATAATGGTCTTCTAAATGTGGATCGGTTAGCAGCGATCCGTACTCCCGAGTCGATAGCTTCCCTGCGAGCTGCCGCGAAAGTACAACGCAACAGCTCGTCAAAAATATTACAATCTAGGAAAAATGTCGCGTGTACGCCGATCCCCGAATCCCCGTTCAGCATAGACGATGCGGTCTGTATCTTCAGGCACATGGTTGACTTTAACGTCTCCCTACATAACGCAGTCAAAGCCACGGGTATCATGGGAACGACAGCTTTTTGGAACTTACTTAGTCGCTACCCAGACGAACTGATCCCAGAGTATGAAGAGGCGAGATCACGCGTATCGAAGGGCGTAACTAATCCCCTGATGAAAAGACCTGACGTAATTGCCGATGTTCGTGGGCAGCGAGCGGCAGGTGTCCCCAGAAAGGTGATAGCTGAAAAATACGGGATTCACGTCGAATACGTGACTATCTTAGAACGGGGGTTTCGCGATACGCGCACCAAAGCGTTGACAAATGTCGGCTAAATAGATTTGACGCGACCGTCAAACATAGGCATTATCCGTATTTACCTATAGGGAGTTTACAGCATGACACCCATCACCCCCGAAGAACTCGAAGCCGTCCAAGCGGCTATCCGTATCGCCCATCCTGAATTGACCGAAGCGCAGCGCACCGCTGCGATGAACCTGATGTGCCGGTTGCTGGCATCGTGCTAAGCCTCTACACCTGGGCCGCACGTCACGGCGTTACGCGTCAAGCGCTCGATGAGTTACGCGCCATTATGGTCGGTCCTGACCTGACGCCTGACGTGGGCGCTGTGCCAGGGAGCGAGGCGGCGGTGCAGAACAACGTGCGCTTGCTGGCCTCGGCTCAGGGTGGACGGCTCTGGAGAAATAATGTTGGCTGTCTCAACGACGAGCGCGGCGTTCCGGTGCGGTTCGGATTAGCCAATGACAGCGGAGCGGTAAACCACGTGTGTAAATCGTCGGATCTTATTGGCATCATGCCCGTCACGATCACCCCCGAAATGGTTGGGCACACCGTTGGGCAATTCTGGTCGGTCGAGTGCAAGCGCGAGGGCTGGAAATACTCAGGCAATACGCGGGAAGCGGCGCAATTGAAGTGGTTGGAAATTGTAACGGCGCTCGGTGGTCGTGCTGCGTTCTCGACGGGTGCTCTGTAAATAACGTGCTGGTGCGTCCCACCAGTGGCTAGGCTGGCCAGTTAACCCCAAGGTAGGGATTGACACAAGACAGCGCTTTTGTCGGGGAGCGTAGCCAAACCCCGGCGCCATATTTGGAGCGCAGTGCATGACACCTCTATCCCTGATCGGTATCGCGCAATCTGTGGCGGCCATGTCGAAAGATCCATCCACCAAAGTCGGCGCGCTGGTGATCGGCCCGAACATGGAGATCCGGGCGACCGGCTGGAACGGTTTTCCACGCGGGGTACACGACACCGAGGAGCGATTGAATGACCGACCGACCAAGTGTCGATTCGTTGTCCATGCCGAAGCCAACGCTATTGCCAACGCGGCCCGATCTGGAGTACCCCTGGATGGCTGCTCTGTGCTCGTTACGGCGCTGCACCCGTGCAACGATTGTGCCAAACTGCTCATTCAGTCCGGGATCAAGACGGTGTACGCGCCACTGCCGGAAGACGATGCGCGATGGGCGACCAGCTTCGAGATAGCCGCTATCATGTTCGCCGAAGCCGGCGTGAATGTTATATTTTACTGAGGTAGGAGGCGAGATGCATCACGGAACATGTATCCATTTCAACGGTGTGCAAAACGATCTGTGCAAACACGGGGTGTCATACGAGGCAATGTGGCCGATGGGGCCGAAGCCGTGCATTAAATTGATGCACAAATCTGCGCGGGGCGGTACGTACCTGAAGCCGGGCGAAAAGCCAGCAGAAACTAAGCCATTCCCCGGAGCCGATAAGGCGACCCCGTGTCAGTTTTACCAAGAGCCGACCGACGAGGAAGTACAAACCGACCGGGAAGATTCTGAACGGTCGCTGGCACGTACCTTTGCAGCCATGAAAGTTGCAGGTGCGTGGCGTGTAAAGCCGAAGCCGGCAGGGGACCGCTACGAGATAGTCGAGTGTCCGGTATGCAAAGGCCGGTTGCACTTAAGCCAGTCGGCCTACAACGGCCACGTGCACGGCAAGTGCGAAACCGAAGCGTGCGTGTCGTGGATGGAATGACGCGCCACCAAACAACCACACCTAACACTGGAACACACCCCACCATGTCCAACGCCCTCCGCATCCGCAAGATCGAGATCCTCACCGCCGCCGTCCAACTGGCCGAGGCGCAGGGGCTGACCAGCATCACCCGCGAGGCCATCGCCACCCGCGCCAACGTATCCACCGGCGCGGTGAACCAGCACTTCGGCACGATGAAGAAATTACGCCGTGCGGTCGTCGGTGAGGCGATCAGGTCGCGGTCGTTGCGGGTTATCGGGCAAGCGCTGGCCGTGGGTGATCCTCGCGCTCAGGGTGCGCCGGAGGAATTGAGGCGCGCTGCCGCATTATCGTTAGTGTCAGTCGGGGAGTAGCCCCATGCAACGCTACGAGCGAGTGGGTCAGTGCGACCTATACCAAGGGGATTGTTTGCGCGTCATGCCGTGGTTGGCGGATGGTTCGGTGGACAGCATCGTGACCGATCCGCCTTACGGACTGTCGTTCATGGGCGCAAATTGGGATCACGGCGTACCGGGTGTTGAGTTCTGGCGCGAGGCGTTGCGCGTGCTCAAACCTGGGGGGTACATTCTGGCGTTTGGCGGCAGCCGCACTTCGCATCGACTGGCAGTAGCGATTGAGGATGCGGGATTTGAAATACGCGATACGATCATGTGGCTATATGGGTCCGGATTTCCCAAATCGCTGGACGTGTCGAAGGCTCTGGGTAAAATAGCGGGGGCAGAACGCGAGGTGATTGGGAGCAAAGACGTCGGCCCCGACATGCGCGGCGGGAATTTCAAAACATCTGAAGGCCGCATGGTGTCTGACATCACCGCCCCCGCAACCGATGCCGCCCACCAATGGGCCGGATGGGGAACCGCCCTAAAACCCGCACACGAACCGATCATCATGGCGCGCAAACCCCTCATCGGAACAGTCGCCGCGAACGTGCTGGCGCACGGAACGGGTGGATTGAATATTGATGGGTGCCGGGTGGGAACAGGGGAAGATCGGACAGCGGGGGGCGCGACTGGAAAACGCGTGTCTTCTGATGAGGGGTATGGCGGGGCATGGGCAGACGCGGATCAAGGACGAAATAGACCTACCGGGGGGCGCTGGCCCGCCAACCTAATCCACGACGGCAGTGATGAAGTGCTGGCGCTGTTCCCCGACTCGAAAGGTCAGTGCGGGGCGGTAGCGGATGCCGCCCGTAGCAAGTCCTCCTGCTACGGCGAACCCAGCGACAACGGCAAAGAATATGAGCCGCGCAACGACTCAGGTTCTGCAGCACGTTTCTTCTATTGCGCCAAAGCGAGCAGGACCGATCGGGAGGAAGGGAACAAACACCCCACCGTCAAACCTACCGAACTGATGCGCTATCTGTGCCGGTTGGTGACGCCTCCTGCAGGTGTCGTGTTCGATCCGTTCATGGGTAGCGGCAGTACAGGTAAGGCTGCCGTGCTGGAAGGTTTCAGATTCGCCGGTATCGAGAAGAATACCCCTGACGACGACTACTTCTCCATCGCACTCGCCCGCGTCACCGCCGCCCACGGGAGGGCGCTATGATCCCCTTCACCATATTTCCCGACGTGCGCGGCCAAGTCGCCGAGGCGCGTACCGCCGACTGGCCCGAACTGGCCGCATGGTGCGTCAATCCCCCGCAATACCCATCGAAGCAAGCCTGCCCGCTGATCAAGCTGGCCACGATCGGCGAACAGCGTACCGCCAAGGGCGCATTGCGCCACGACGCCAATATCCTCACCGTCTCAGGGTTGGAGGGCGACTACGACGGCGAACAGATGGCGCCCGAGACGGCCAAGACCCTGCTGGAGTTTGCCGGTATCGCGGCGGTGGTCTACACCAGCCCGAGCCACACCCCGGCCAAACCCAGATGGCGCGTGATCGCTCCGTTCTCAGCGCCGCAGCAGCCCGCCGCACGCCGGGAATTACTCGCCCGGTTGAATGGCGTACTGGGGGGCGTGCTGGCGCATGAGTCGTTCACCTTGAGCCAGACCTACTATGTGGGGCGCGTGACGGGCGCGGCATACGTGGCATATCAGACGGTCGGCGCGTGTATCGATAGGGTTGCCGGTCTTGCGCCAGTGTGGCCGCCAACCATCGCCGCTACGCCGTCAACCATGCCACAAGCCGAGCGAGTCGCTACGGACGAAACGATTGCCGAGTTACGCAGCGCACTGACCGCGCTGCCCGCCGATGATTACCACGAATGGATCGCGGTCGGCCAGGCGCTGGTGTCCCTCGGTGACGTGGGGTATGAGCTTTGGTCGGAGTGGTCGGCAACCAGCGATAAGCACGACCCCGACGCCGATCTGGCGCGCTGGTCCACGTTTACCGGTGGACGGACGGACTTCGCCGCGGTATTCGCCAAAGCGCAGCGAGCCGGATGGGACAATCCCAAGCGTGGCGGTACGATTGATACCGGCTCGATCTTCGGCGGCCAGGCTGGCGACGACCTCATTATCCCAGTTACCACGACGGGTCGGCACGCAACGGGAACGCGCCTTGCCGGACCAGATGACCAACTCAAACTATGGACGGGTTTTACTTACGTCACTGACGCCAAGATTATCCTCACCGACAAGGGTAAGCAGTGGGATCAGAGCCAGTTCGACAGCCGGTTCGGCGGTTTATCGTTCCAGATTTCGCAAGATACGAGCAAGTGGATCGACAACGCGTTCAAGGCGTTCACCCATTCCCAAGCGCTCACCATGCCGAAGGTGGATCACATGGCCTTCCGTCCCGATCTGCCGCCGCATGAGATATGGACTCAGGACGGCGGCTCATTCGTCAATACATACCGCGCGCTGGATATTCCCCGCCGTGTCGGCGACATCTCCCCGTTCCTACGCCACCTGGAGCTGCTGCTACCGTGGGAGCGGGACCGGATGATCCTGTTGAGCTACTTCGCGGCGATCCTCCAGCTCAAGGGCCATAAATTCCAATGGGCGCCGCTGATTCAAGGTTTCCCCGGAAACGGCAAGTCGATGCTGTCCGGTTGCGTGGCAAAAGCGGTCGGCTGGGCCTACACCCATACCGCTAAGGCGTCACAAATCTGCGAGAAATACAACTCGTGGATGCTCAACATGCTGCTGATCATCGTTGAGGACATCTACACGGCGAACGACAAAGCCGAGACGTTCGAGACGATCAAGCCAATGATTACTGACAAACGTCAACCGATCCGTGCGATGCAACGGGCGGAGTACACCGCCGAGGTGTGCTGCAATTTTATCCTGAACTCCAACCACAAGGACGGCGTAAAAAAGACCAAGGAAGACCGACGCATTGCGCCATTGTTCACCAACCAGCAGAGCTTGGAAGATATGGTGCGTGACGGGTTGAACTCTGCATATTTTGCCAAGCTGCGCAACTGGTTGGAATTCCAGCATGGGTACGCCATCGTTGCCGAGTACCTGCACACGTTCCAGATCCCCGAAGAGTACGGTTTGTCCTGCCTCATGTCGCGCGCACCGGTAACCAGCAGCACCGAGGAAGCCATCGCGGTCAGCTTGGGACGTGTCGAACAGGAGATCGCCGAGGCCATCCGCGAGGGATTGCCGGGATTCGCCGGCGGCTGGGTGTCGAGCATTGCGCTACAGGAGTTCCTTCAGGTCAACCATATGGAAGGGGCGCTGCCACGGATGAGGCGCCGGGATGTGATGCGGTTGCTGGGGTATGAGCATCATCCGGGGTTACGTGCCGGGGCCAGCACGGTAGCGTTGCCCAATACGAACCGGAAGCCTGTGCTATATATCCAGAACGGGCATTGGGCGGCGCAGTTGCGGGACGGGCCGGAGATCATGGCGGCGTACATGAGG